CTTGTTCCATAGACAATGATGATTGTGAAGCGTGCGGTAGCTAAATGATTAACGAGAGCTTCCTGCGTGAGTGGAGCATAAACAAAGCCCTACCGATACTTTTAATACCTTATGGGATAGGCGTTAATTGAAGTAGGCAGTCAGCGTCAAAAGTGGGTATTCCCCACTCTTGGCTTTGATTAAAAGCAAAACAAAGTACAATGATTGGAAATATTTTTATTATATTAGCAACAATAACTTCATTTTGGGTTGTTATAGATTCATTTTCAACTAAAGAAAAATAAATATGCAGATAGCAGAGGAAGCATTAAAAGTTCTTAGGGAGTCCCAAACAACTTCCGATGAAAACAACTATATGCACGCATACTCTAGTATGACTGTAGAGGTTTCAAAAATGAGAGACGAATTAAACACCAAAGCAGGGATGATTGCTAACGATGTTTATGATTCTAAATTAAAAAGAGTTGAAGACTTAGATAAATGTTTGTTGTTATTCAACGAGTGTTATTTTAAAATGATGTACTACAAGCAGGAAATGGTTGCTAATAAGTCAAAGTTGGTTAGCAAAGAACTTGAGTTTGTTAATTTTGTTACAAAACATATAGATAGTGAGTAGTATAGAATATAAAGTTTGCACTAAGATTACACAGCGAGCTGAGCTAGGTAAAGAAAAGTACGGAACAACTATGGAGAGGAGTGATTTAAGTAGCTTAGAGTGGCTTATACACGCTCAAGAGGAAGCTATGGACTTATCCGTATACCTTGAAAAGTTAATAGGACTTGAACAAGAATTGTTATTAGCAAAAAAACTTATAGATGAGGAACAGAAGAAAAAGCCCTGTGAGAACTGCCGCTGTAAAGGCGGGATTCCGAAGTGGACTAGAACATCGAGTTTGGAAGAACTTGATTCAGAGAAAGGTTAAAGGTGCTGCCTACGAGCCTATAAAGATTTCATACGTAATCCCCCTGAGTGAACACTCTTATACCCCCGATATAGTATTAGCCAATGGTATTATATTGGAGGTTAAGGGTCGTTTAGTCAAAGCAGATAGGGATAAACATTTGTTAATCAAGGAACAATACCCCGATATAGACCTTAGATTTGTATTTCAGAACGCAAATAATAAGATTAGAAAAGGTAGTCAAACCACTTACGCTCAATGGTGTGAAAAAAATGACATAAAATGGTGCGAAAAACTAGTGCCTGATAGTTGGCTTAAAGAGAAAAAGTAGTATATTTGAATATTCCCTGTTTATCTCTGCATTGTTTGTTTGGTTAGAGACTTGGTAGCCCTTGCATTTGCAGGGGTTGCTTTTTTTTACTATATTTGTCTCATGGAAAAACAATATAGACCTCGATTATCTGAATTTGAATGGAGTTTAGTTCAAAAAGCTAGAGAGTCAGAATCCCCATCAACAGGAAACGTCTTAGTTATAGGCGATATTCACGAACCTTTTTGTCTTGACGGCTATTTAGAACATTGTAAAGAGCAGATGCGAAAGTATCAATGCTCTGAAGTGGTGTTTATAGGCGATATAATAGACTCTCACTACTCTAGCTTTCATAGGCAAGACCCTGACGGTTACGGAGCAGGAGAAGAGCTAGAAAGAGCTATAGACAAGATACAAGCGTGGTATAACGCTTTTCCGATAGCTAAAGTTTGTATAGGAAATCACGATGCAATCGTTAGACGCAAGGCTTTTGATAGCGGAGTATCTAAAGTTTGGATACGGGATTTCGATGAAGTTTTAGGCGTTGAAGGTTGGGATTTTAAGGAGCATCACAAAATAGGTGGAGTTCTTTATGTTCACGGAACAGGAACTTCAGGTCGTAACGCTGCAGCAGGAAAATCTTTACAGTTTGGTTGCCCCGTAGTTCAAGGGCACATACACACCGAAGCCTCAGTTATTTATAACGGAGGACATTGGGGTATGCAAGTAGGGTGTGGAGTTGATAGAGACTCTTATGCTATGGCTTACGCAAAGCACTTCGCTAAGTCTTATAAGTTGGCTTGTGGAGTTGTATTGAACAACGGAACACTACCAATAGTAATTCCTTTTACTTAGAATCAGGAGCGTAAACGGTTAAAGTCGCTAAAGCAAACATAACTAAATGTTGCCAAGTGACTTCCCCTGCGACTTCAGTTTGATGTACAGCAGCTATAGCTATAACACCACCTATAGTTCGCTTACTAGACCACTTACCGTTTTTATCTCTAAACATTTTAGGGACAATAAACGACATAATCTTAGCCCCTGTAGTAATTAAAGGATTAATCATAGGTTTAACGTCTTTTAACTCCTCTTCTTTTAGCTTTCTATTCTTCCTTCTTAGACCCATAGTTCGGGATTAAAAATTCAAATACCTTATCTATCTTACCGAAGATAGCGTCATCTTTTACGTTAGGGGTTAGCCTTACAAATACTTTTGCAGCAGCCATTAACCCAACTAATACAGCTACAATATCTGCTCCGTTCTGTGAAATGTACTCAATCATTTTTTCTTAAATTATAGTTATGTAAAATGAATCAGGAAGTACAGACAATAATGAGTCCATAGTATCCCTACTAGAAGTGACGTCTAGTTCTCCGTCTTTGTTTATATCAGCGTAAGCCTTTCCAACAGCAATACAACCTCTTAATTGAGAATGATAATTAGCTGCGTGTATAAGGATATAATCCCTGCCTTCGACATCTTCAATTATAAAATGCTCTCCGTGTTTAGCTGAGAATCTTATATTTACAAGATACTCCCCTCTAGGAATGCAAGACACATTTGTCTTATTTTCTTTCCAAGAAAGCTCTAGGGTTTTACAAGAGAAACACTCTTTAATTTCATCGTGAATCGTTAGCTTTCCTAACGTCTCTTTCCCTGTATCTACTAGTCTATTTAAAACTACTTTCATCTCTATTTGTTAAGGCTTCTCCCATTTCAGCTATTAGCCTAGTTAAACTTCTAAAAAAACGCTTCATTACTTAGCTCTGTTTACTTTTTTAGCAACCTTCTTACTGTAAGAAGCTTTTTGTTTTCCTTTAGCAGTTGCTTTCTTTTTTTTCTTATTTTCTGCAGCTTTTTGAGCAGGCGTAAGAGACTCTCTAACACTCTTTGGTAAGTATCTGCCTCTTTTACTTTTAGGTTTCTTCTTATCCTTCTCTGAGATGTAATCCCAATCCTGATTAGTCCATTTCTTGAGACTTTTTTGAGGTTTCTTAGTAGCCATTATTTATATCCTCCTCCTGCTTTTTTATATTCGTTAGCTAATAGTTGGGCTTTTCTTGCAGACCATTGACCTGCTCCACCGCCTTTAGTTCCTGCTTTTATCTTATTAAATAAACGCTTTCTCATGGTTGGTTTAGTGTAGTTACCTGAACTATTAACCGTGCTTTTCTTTTTCTTTACAGCCATAATTTACCACTTTACTTTATCAGCCCAATAAGCAGCAGACATTTTGCCTTTAGCAATATTCTTTCCGTGACGAGCCTTAAATGATTTGCGTTTAGCTTTCATTTTATCAGACTCTCCTTTCTTTGGCTTTCCCGCAGTACTTGCGCCTTGTTCTCCAAATCGAATAGTCTTTATCTTGTCTCCTTCTTTAGCCACAACAACGTGTGATTTCTTAGGATGACCAGGGGTTCGCTTAGGTTTGTTAAACCCTGTAACACCCGCTTTTTTTAGTCTAGAGTCTTTCATATTAACTTGCTGTCCAATTAGCAGAACGTTTAGTTCCGATTAAAGTTGCTTGTATATTTATAATCTCGCTACCTGATGCGCTATCGTTTTTTAACATAATCCAAACCATTTTGTTAGCCTCAACTTTACCTGCTAAACTAAAACCAAAATTATAGTTAGTATTTGTTGCCGCTATATTAATAACTTGAGAACCTATTAAAGTCATATTTTGAGCATAAAGATTTGAGCCATCATCTTGGTCTGAATAATAAGCGTGAACACTAATATTACCCGTACTGCTAGAGTTTTTAACAAATCCTCTAACAGTTAAATTATGTGCATCGTAAGGTAATCTAATAGCATTGTGAGAATAAGCCGCATCTATATTGTTTACGTTTGTAGTAAAAGAACTCCAAGAGTGATACATATACCCATAAGTAGTGCTTCCATAATAAAATCTAATTGTACTACTAGCGACTATCCTTCCCGACCTTTGAGCTATTACTTGAACGGGGCTATCGTCAGCAACAATAAAGCAAGACTTAACTAATGTGTGTAGAAAGGCTCTTAAATTAGAAAGAGTTACTCCGCCTTTTTTATTTGTCTTAAATTTATCTTCAATAAAATGAAGTAAATTATCTCTATCAAATTGTTGATTACCTGTTAGTGCGGCAGAATCATTGCTTCTAGCTTGACCTTGAAAAGCCAAACCATAAGACGCTGCTGAGTCTGTATAATTATCCGTAGGCATATTTTTATTTCTCTTTAGTTAGTGTTTGATATATTCTAACAGAAGTATATGCTACAGCAACCACTAAAGATAGTATTCTAAGAGTTTGCTCGACCTCCGCCATAGTTGAAACCATTACAGCCCCACCATTAACAGCAGTAACTTCTATTGAGTCTTTTATTTTAGCTATAGTATCGTTCATCTTTATTTCTTATGGAGTCATATCTGTTTATTTTATTCCCATAAGCTAGAATACCTCCAAGCCTAGTAACGTTATCTCCGTCTATGTGTCTATCGTTATTTGCGTGGTCGTAATTAGGAAACTCTCCGTCATTGTCAGAATCCTCTATCCACTCAATCATATCTTTAACTAAAATTTCTGCTTTTCTAAAAGTGTCAGACTTTAATATTGATAATTCACTAGATTCTACAGGGTCGCTCCAATCATCATCATTAGTAACAACGCCTGATGAAGTTGTGTTAAACTGAATGTCATTTAAAACTTCGTATTTAACAAAAAAAGCTAAAGCAGGCTTTATATAATCATCTAGTAGTATATTTTCATTAGCACTTAGCGTGTAACTTGAATTACTAGTATTGCCTTGTCTTAACTTTCCCCAAAAATAATCTCCTAACCTTTGTTTTAAGTGAGTAATCTCAGCTATAAGAATAACGTCTGACTCTATTAGTGATTGGTCTAAGTTATCGTTAGCCATAGCCTTATTAACAACCTCTTCCGCTGTTATTAGATTATTGTATTGTCTATAATTTACAACAGCCATATTATTCCTTATTAGTTAATTTTTCTAAATAAATATCTTCTAAGTCTGGTCGTTCTTCTAATCCTATTAAAGCTCTCAATTCATTTACATCAGCTATTTTAGTAATGTCAATGTCAGCAGCAAATCCTATAGGAGATTCAAACTGAACCTCTAAAGACGAAGCGTCTAACTTTAACACCTTACCTAAAGCGTCTCGCATAGGCTTAAATACTTGCTCTATAGTATCTTGAATCACAGTTCTCATAACTAAATCATAAGATATTCTAATCTCACTACCTGTGTTATTCATTTTACCACTAGAAACAATACCCGAAAGAGCAGGTTGCCATCTATGAGCAGTTACAATGTTGTTACGGGTTAGTTCTTGATACTCCATAAAGCTTCCGTCTTTGTCGTCTTTAAGTATCTGAACATTAGAACCTCCACCTCCTGCTCCGTCTTTTACTAAGAATAAAATCTTACCATTATTTCCTTCTCCTGTAAGTTTGTCTTGAGCTAAAGATATTAATTCTTCAGCCTCTCCGTCACTCATAGCTCCGTCTATTTCAATAATAGCAGAAGGCATAAATCCATTCTCAAACTTTGTTCTATTGTATTTTTGTATAAGGTAATCTATTTCTATAGAACCACTTTCTGCGGCAGCTATGTAGTCAGGAATACCGTATCTTTGGAATCCGCTTTCGTAATCCTTAAACATAAGAACAGAACGACCATTTTTAAAGTTTGGAAACATAGGTAGTTTACGAACCTCTTTATCTTTTAGGTCGTAGTAATTCCAATCAGGATTAATGTAAACTGAATCCATATTCTTGCCTACACGAACCATAGTCGCATCAACGTGATACATATTGCATCCACCCTCGTATTCGACAAACTCTATGTAAGAGTTACCAAACGTATAAAAATCATCTACAACTAACCTAAATAGGTTTCTTAGAGATTGTCCTGTAGGATTAATTTCCTTTATGTAGCTCTCTAATTTTGCGTTTACGGTAGTTATTTTACTACCCGCTGTATAAGTAGCTTTCTGAGAAAGGATAGCTCTGTGGGTACTAGATTTTCTTTTTAACTCAGCTAGGTATTGAGGAAATAAATTATCATCTCCAAATCGGTAATACTCCTTAGAAGTTATATCGTGTTGTCGCTCTAATATATTAGGCATAGGAGCTAAGTTTACTATATCAAACTTAACCTTACCACTAGCCTTTTTTCTTATAGTATCTGAAGCGCTAGGAATAAATCTACCTTTAGAATCTCTTTTTCTTTCAGCCAAAACTTGTGTATAATGATTAAACAAATATAAGAAATTAAAGGGATACTCCCGTAGTTTCGCCCTTTAATCTTATAAATACTATTATGCTTCCGTAGTGTACGGCAACTCTCCTTGAACAGCAGTAAGTTTTACTGTAGCTCCTGCGCCATCTTCCATAACAGCTCCTGAAGAAGCTTCTACAGACTCTAAGAATAATCCAAATTTAGAATGAAGATAATCTCCTGAACTTTCGTGTGTTCCTAGTATATTATCCCAACCAACTAAAAAGTTGTTAGTTATACCGCCTGCTTTAGTAGCCATTTCTACTTGACCCATTAAGCATTTACCTACAAGCTCTTGTAGTGCGTTAAATTCAACTTTACTTATTTGTGGGATATAACCTTCTATAGAAATAGTAGCTAATGCTAGCCCTTTTTCTTGAGAAAGAGAAACATCCATTTTACCTGTTCCTTGAGCAAATTTATAAACCCCAACATTTCCTGGGGTAGAAGGTACGTCAAAATCAGTTATAACACCTGTTCCGACTGTTCCATTTGCCGAGTCAGTAACCGCGTGTCCTGTAGATAATTGCTCCCACAAGTTTACTTTTACGATTCCTCCTACCTTATCTTTACCGCCTTGAAAGGCGATAGTTAAATCTGTTAATGCCATTTTATTTTTTTTTAAGTATTAATTATTAAAATGTAGCAGGTAAGTGAACTTGCTTGCAAGTAAACGTAAGAGTACAGCCATTTTGGTCTGATAGACTTGAACCCGTAGCAACTTCTAATCCTGACATAACCATAGGAAATTCAGTAGATGAAGCTGATGTAGCTGTAGATTCTTCCCAACCAACTAAATAAACAACACCATCCCAAGTAGTTACTTTACCCACTAAAGGAGCGTCAAGTAAAGATTGTAGTGATTCTAGTTTGTCATTTGTGATTTTAGGAATATACCCTTCTATTGTGATTGTATTTACAGATAAACCAACCAATTCGCTAGAAGAAGATATAGTCATGTTTGCGCTTTCTTTTTCAAACTCAATAACTCGACCTGTACCTATAGAACCTGCAGCTACATTAGTTCCTGCCGTGTAGGTTATATTTTGACTGCCTTCTGCGTAAGAAGCCACCTCGATGGATTTTACTCCACCTTTTCCAAAGTGGTCTGCAGCTCCTACTGATATTGCTGTTAATGCCATTTTATTTTTATTTTAAAGTTATAAAAAAAAGGGAGCAGAGTAAGAACCCCAACTCCCTTTAGTATTAATCATTATACTATTATTATCCTACTGAAATAGCGTCAGGTGTATAAGCAACAGCTAATTCACTGTTACCTAAAGCACAACCAATCATATAAGATACTCTAAATCGGTAAGACTTTTCGTCTTGAGAGTACCATTGTTCAGCTTGAGTTTCATCAAAGTCAGTACCTACGATAAACGCATTTTGACAAGTCAATATTGCAGCGTAGTTTTCAGCAGCAGCACTCATAAAATTGATTTTAGCGTGGTCAGCAGCCATATGCACATCCCAATCTCTACGAACAACAATAGGAATACCTCTAAAGCTCATTTTACCGCCATCAACTAAAGCTCCGTAACCTGCCGCAGCATATCCGTTTGCTTCTAAGGTAGCTTGATAACTATCAGCGACAGCTCCATTTACCATAAATACTCTGTTAGGAGCAGAAAGTAATTCAGGAGACGCAGCGTCATACATATCTTTAAGAACTTCAAGACCTCCGCCTGCAACAACTAATCCTGCGTTATCAGCAGAACCACTAAGGTTAGTTGAAGTTAATTGAGTACAAGAAGCTTCAGCAGCAGCTTGGAATAATCCATCGTAAAGACCGTAATCTGCGTCACTAGATGCAACGTCAGAAAAGATTAATTGACGATTAAAGTCATATTTAATACCTGTTCCGATTAAGTCTAGTAAAGCAGTCTTTACAATAGTTCCGTCAATATTATCAAAATCAGTACCTGACCGCATTAATTGACCTTTAATTTTACCAAATAAAGAGTCAGCTCTAAATTCAATTTCAGCTTCTACTCTACTTGGAGAAATAGTCACACCGCTAAAAGTACCTGCGTTTTCTCCGCTAAATGCACCGTTGTTAAATGCTTTCGTAACTTTTGTTAGCTTTCCTAAGTGGTCGATAACTGTTGTTCCTTTAATGTTAGGAAGAACATCCATATAAGACATCATTTCGTCTCCTAAGAATAAAGGGGATATGATGTATTTATTTACGTCATACTGATTAACAGCAGGTAAATTGTTAGTTGATGGAGTTGCCATTTTTTTTCTTTTTTAATTATTAATTATAGTTTACTTAAATAAGTTTTTTCCTAATTCAGCCCATTCATCTTTAGTCACTATTTTATCCGTAGAAACCTTTGGCTCATTCTCGGCTAAAGTAACTGAAGGTGTAGCCTCTAGTTTTGAAATTCGTTGAGCCATAGTCTCAAACTGAGTTTTAAGCTCTTCCTTAGATTCATTTGACTTTTCTTTTTGAACACTTAGTTTCTGAGATAAAGAATCTCTTTCTTCAGTCAATGCGTCTAATCGAGCCTTTAAGTCATCTACATTAACAGCCTCTTCGGTTGCTACTGCTTCTGTCTGTGCGGCAGGCTCTGTTTGTGCCGTTTCTTCTGCTTTACCTACAATTAGGTTTTTGATTTCGGTAAACCAATTTTTCATAGTTTCTTCGTTCATTTTACTCTCTGTTTTTATTTCTTCGTTTCCGAAGGTGGTTAATATATCCTCTGCTGTTTTGTTTTCGAAGCCACTCATATCGTACTTAGCGACAATCTCCATTTTACCTGACACGCTATCTACAAAGCCCATCTCTTTAGCCTCATCAGCACTAAGCCAAGTTTCAGCTTCTAGCATAAAAGAAATCTTTTCTTCATCTAAACCTGTTCGTTTAGAGTACACGTTAAGCATAGTAGACTCTACTTTCTCTAAAGCGTTTACTTGTCTTCGCATCTGAGACTTATTACCGAATACATTACTCATAGGAGAATGAATCATAAATAAGCTATTAGAAGTCATTTCTATGGTGTCTGCTGCTAAAGCTATTACCGTAGCCATAGACGCCGCCAAGCCTTCTATTTTTGCCGTTACCTTCCCTGTGTAGTTCTTTAACGCTGTGTAGATTGCTTGCCCTTCGAAAACATCTCCACCTGTACTATTAATGTGGAGGGTAATATCTTTTCCTTCTAAACCTTTAAGGTCTTGCAAAAAGCTTTTAGCTGTAATCCCGTGAACACCTATCTCATCGTAAATGAAGATGTCTGTAGACTTACCTTTAGCTTTTGCCTCTATCGGATTGATAGCATACCAAGACTTATTTTCGTAGATATTTTCCATAATACAAATATAGTTAATTAATTTTATATAGTGTTGCCATTGATTGACACTTTGTTCTTCATATAATCATACACTACTCTTTGAGTTTGCCTGATAGATATTCCGTACTTTTCTGATAAGTCTATAAATATATTTTTTATAAGCTCAGAATTGTTTTTAGTTAAGGCTTCATCAAAGTCAGCCCTAATTAAATAGTTTCTAACTAAGTTGTTATTAAGTAAGCCCTCATTGTATAGAGAGTTCACTACTTCGGAAGAATCTAATTCGCAAAGATTTGTTATTCTTTTTATAAGTTCCTGTTTCATATTTAAAATCTAGATGAAGATTCAATTACTTTTAATCTATTCTCAGTTTCTCTTAACGCTTCCACAGGCAGAACTACATTTGTGTTTCTACCAACAGCAGCCCCGATAGCGTTGTAGTCTATGAATCCTGAGTTACCGAAGTTTGGAGACGAGAATCCTACACCCCCGCCTGCTTGATTCATTGCGCTTAAAGCTCCTCCAAACATAGCGGTACTCCTTTTGTTTATAACAGCTTCGCCTCCTTCTAGCTCGACCACTCTACCACCAACTCCAAACTTTTCTCCACCTTTTGAGTGAGAGTTTCCGTGAACCATACCACCGTTCGCAAACTTCTGAGATTTTATTGAGTCTACATTAGCAGCATATCTACCTAAAGCTAATGCAGCCATAATTGTGTATTGAGCACCACCCGCAGCACCAAACGTAAATGCGTTCCCAGGATTTGCTGCCGCTTGAACAGCGATATTAGCAAGCTCTTGAGCTAGACTTATTCTAGCTAACTTTAATTCGTTTTCTTTTCTTAGCTTAAAAGACTCTTTTTCTATAGCGTCTTTTCTTTTCTTAGCAACTCTATCGTTTATAAGTCCGTCTTGATTAGCCCTTTCATTGGCTTCGGTTTTCTTGTCTAAGATTCTTTGTTGATTAGCAAGCTCTACCTCCGCAGCTTTCTTTGCAGCATCAGCTATTAAGTTTATACCCTCTATCGCAAACTTGACTTTTTGGTCACGCTTACTTGCTTCAGTTTGTTCATCAAGTTTAGCTAATTGCCCCTCAGCATTTGCTTTTTTAGCTTTAAGTTTTGCTAATGTTTCATCACTCTTTCTTTCTTCAGCATTTATTAACTCATCAAAATAAGCTATGTCTATTTTTAACATATCCCTTCTAAACTCTGCGTTAGTAAGGTTGTTTTCTTTCGCTTCTCTTTTAGCTTCAAATATCTTTGTGTCAGCAACCTCTGTAGCTAATTGAGTTTGCATATCGTCATACTCTTTACTATTAGAGCGCTCTACTTGCAGCCTTTTTTTCTTTATAGATAACTCAGCCTTAGCAATATTATCTTTTATTCTAGCTAACTCAGTCTCATCATCAATATTATTTAAGTAATACTTTTGCTCTAAACCTCTAAATGAATCTAGTTTTGCTTCTAGCTTCTCTAATTCTATTACGTTAGCGTATTCTCCATCTTCAAACCCTTGAGCGTCTAAATCTTGAAGTTCTTTTTGTAAAGCTAATCTTTGATTCCGTTCAGCATTATTGTAAGCTATTCTATCATTTGCTTTTTTATCATCAATTGTTTTTTTATCAGCAGCAGCTTTTGTATCTGCAGCAAGAATTTTCTCGTTGTAATCTCTGTAAGCGGTTATAAATGACTGATAGTTAAGGTGATGCATGCCCGCTAAAGCAGCATTAAATTCTCCCTTTTTATTTCTAGTCTTATCTATGTTAGTATTAAAAGTGTCTACTTTTTGTTTTTGTTCATCAGTAAGCCTTGTAGTATTGCCAGGGTTTCCAAATCCATACATAATTGAATTTAGCTCTTGTATCTCAGGAGCCATTTTTTTAATCTCTGCTCTAGTATCTTTTAAAGCTTGCGCAGCATTTCTCTTCAACATCTTTTTGTAAGTTGAAGTTTGACTAGTAAACGGGTTTACTTTTTCGAAAAAACTTAACTGTTCGCTAGCTAGTATTTCCATACTCTTAGTCATTTCACTAACTAATTCTCCAAAGAATGAAGAGTCTCCTATAGCTATTTTAAAGTTTTTCCAAGAATTACCAAGTGTGTTTAACTTAGTATCCATAGAATCCATTAATTCATTTTCAGCTCTAGTTAAATTACTAGCCCTTAATGTTTCATCATTTAGTTTTCCTAGAATTTCATGATATTGGTCTGCGTTATCCCCTGCAACAGAGAATACAGCGGTTAGACCACGAATATTACCAAACATAGCCTCTATGTCAGCAGGGTTATCTTTAAACGCTTTATTTAGCCTTTTCATTGTCTCAGTAAATCCTACCGCCTTAAGCTGAGCAGAACCCATAGGTATTCCTAACTTTATAAATAAATCTCTAGCTTGAGCTGAAGGTTTTTGCATTTGAGCTAAAGCAGCACGAATAGCTGTAACCGATTTAGCGGCATCCAAACCTGTTCTAGTGGTAACAGAAAGAGTAGCTCCTAATTCCTCAAGGCTAACTCCTGAAGATGCAGCTAAAGGTAAAACAACCCCTAAAGACTTAGATAATTCTTCTACAGTTGTTACACCATATTTTTGAGTTGTAAATAGTATTTCAGCAACTTCCCTTGCTTTATCTGCAGATTCTCCGTAAGCGTTTAATGCTGTAGTAATACCTAGTGTTGCAGACTTCAAGTCAGTAACACCTGCCATTGCTAAAGTAGACGCCTCTCCTAAAAACTCGATAGCCTCTCCTCCCTTAATCCCTGCGGAAACAGAGTTGAACATAGCTTTGTTTATATCTGCTAAACCAAAACCAAACTTCCTACCTATATCTAAAGCTCCTTGATATAACTTTGGTTGGAGTAAAGAACCCTCATCTCCATTTAATAAGGTTGCAACATTTTTAACTCCTTTTTCAAAAGCGGCAAAATCCTTAACTCCTGTCATTAAAAATTGAGACAACTTTCTAAAGGCTTGAATAGCAATTCCAACTGAAGCTCCCATCTTAAGCATACCTGCCGCTGAAGACTTCCCTGCTTTTGCATTTCTTCTCTTGGCTGTAGTGTTTCTGTCTAAGCTTTTTATATGTGAATCAACTGCTCTTTTTTGCTTTTTCTGAAGTAAAGTTAGTTTTGCTATTTGACTAGCTTGAGCTGAGTTTGCAGCCTTTTGACCTTTTACTTTTTTATTTAAAGCTGATAAAGTTTTGTTTGTAAGCCTTAAGTCTTTTTGATATTCTTTCAGTTTATTTAACCCAACAATGTCTAGGTCAATCTGATACTTATCTTTTTTAGTTGCCATTACTATATATTCTATTCAGTTATTAATAATAATTCTACTTCTGTTGCTTCTCCCGAGAAATTGTAATCTTTTACTTTGCTTATAATATACTTATTATTGTTTATATAAACTAATCTTCTAAAGTCTAAATTAAAAATATCAAAAGGAGTTAAGTGAACTTTTGCGGTTATCAACTTATCTGCCTTTTTAAGATTGTTAATTAACTTGCTATGATAAAGCTCAGTTAAACTAGAACCATTAATAGCGCTAGAAAAAGAGAGGTTTGGATAGCCCGAAGAGGTGTCTGAAAAAGAAGCGTACTCTCTATAAATACTAGCGTTATTAGCGTCTCCTAAAAACCCTCCTTCATAAGCTTGAATGCCAAATTGAATGAACTTTTTTTCAAGTACATACCTAATAAAACGATTGCTTTCTAACTCTACTAAATCGCCTTCATAAGCTAGCTTATATCCGTGAGAATTATTCGCTTCAGGTTTTTGTTCAACTATATCAGGAGTTAGTGTAGATGATGAGTTCCCCCAAACTTTAGGTAACCTTATAGATGAATAAGTTATTTCATTCCAATCTGACATGCTTCTAACAATAAACTTGTCGAAATCCATTTCTAAGAAAGAGAATATATTCAACCCTATTACTGTAGGTTCTGATAAGTTATCAGGATTTATTTGAGCGTGGAAATCGCCAAGACCTACCGTTGTTCCTCCAACTGTATAAGAGCTTGCGTCTTCCCCATCTTCATTCATTTTAAGTATTATGTTAGAATTACTTACATTGTTTTGCTTAACGCTTGTTATTGTAGACTTCTCAGTCCAATCTAATGCTTCTGTAGTTTCAGAATCTAAATCAAAAAAGCTTGAATAAGGTTCTGCTGTAACAACATTACTGTATGGATTAAAAGACCATATTAAATTAAACATCTTAGTTACATCACTAATAAACTCTAAGCAAGTAGCGTCAGGTAAAACCTCTCTATACGAAACTCTAGGTGTAGCCTCTGAGTTGTAAACAGCCATAGACTTCCCTTTTAACGGAGAAATACTCTTACTTAACTTCATTGAAATATCAAACTCATGAACTACATAAGTAACAGAACCTAAAGTTGGGAAACTTGTATGGTCAGGGGAGGTAGCGTTAGTTTTAGAGCCTGTAGCAGTCATTACAATGTATTCTTGACCTGCTTTTAAGTATTGGACTCTATTTAATTCTAATCTTGTATTATTAAGCCTAAGCGTCTCAGTTGCCATACCTTCTGCATCCGTGACATCATTCATTATTGACTTTTCTATTAATATAGACGCATCATCTTCTAAGTCAAATAACTCTCCTCCAAACTTATTGTTATTCGCTCCATAAATAGAGTCATCAGCATACTGAGCAGGCATCAACATAGTTGTGTAAATAAACTCGCTAGGTCTATGAAGGTAATGTGAAAAGCTAGTATTTCCTGGACTCCTCCACTTAAAAGATACTTTTGATTGAGTTGAAATCTCGTAGTAACCACTTTTCTTAACAGTTATTCTAGACCTTTCAGGATTGTAATCAAGTAGAGGTTGCCCTGTGCCACTTGCGTATCCGTGAACTGAGGAAGCAAAAGGTCTAGAGCCAAAAGTTGAAGAGGAATTATACAAGTTATCTTGATTATCAGGATGATATAATCCATTTATAGCTGTCACGTTAGAGCTGTAAGAATGAGTAGACCCTACATCGCTAAGTATATTACTGAACCTTATAGGACACCAATCAACGACATAAGCGTAAACACCACTATTAGACAGTATTGATGATTTTAAATAACACCTAAGAGAGATAGCTATTGAGGAGCTACCTTCTCCACTATCTAATATAGCGTAAGAACTAAAAGTTCCAAGTTCGGTTGTTGCTTCAAATCTAGAGTTTAAAATATCATCCTCGTGTATCCTCATCTCAGGAGCTATAGACACAAGTTTAGATGTTAAGTCTGTAAATTCAGTAGAGAAATCTGAACTCCACTCATCTTGATTATTAAAGAAGTTACTATTAAGAGTATATCCCTCTGATTCAAAGATTTTTACTAGTAAGTTTTTAATTCGAAAAGCAGCTTTTACATTATCAAATCCAACTGAAGCTTCATTTTCCACATCTCCATTAGTGTCTTGCATTAAATCCCATAAACCATTATCTACTAAAGGAAATACTATTTCATCATCAAGAGATGTAAACTCTTGAGAGTCTATAATATCATTACTACTAACTAAGTAAGTAGCTGATTCTATATCCCTTAGATTCTTGTTTGAAATAGGATTTGACCAAGAACTATTTCCTGTTTTTAAATTAAAAACTAATTCGTCAAAACCATTAATGCCTAGCGAAGATTCAGTTAAGAATAACTGACCTTTAAGTATATCGAGTCCTTTAGACTTTACTATACAAGGGAAGCCACTTGAATCAATCAAACTTTTAGTAGCGTTTATTTCGTTTGTAAAAAGCAATGCTTTTTTATTGTTATTAGTTGCGGGAACTCTAATTGTTTTAGAATAACTACCGCTACTTTTACTAACCTCATTAAAATCTTTGACAGAAAAATTTAAAGAAGTATTAAAATCATCACTTAAATCTAGGCTTGTAAATGTGAAGGTTGTAGTTGGAGTAGAAACATTACAAGTAATTTTGACTGAGTTTATAATAGTATCTACAATAGTGCTGTTACCCTTTATCTTTAAAGTTAATAACTGAACATTATCTCCCAAGCTCCAAACTTTATCTTCACAATCTATAGTTGTTATTCCTGTAGAATTAACGGTAGTAACTCTATCCGCTGTGCTAGAGTAGTTTTCTATAACCTCTATAGTATTTCCTGTGTTAATTTTTTTAACATCAATTATAACCTTAAAAATATAAGATATGTTTGCATCTTCTATATTTGAAAACATAAGAAAGTCAAACACACTAGAATTAATAACGTGTTCCCTTTGAAGTATTATCTCAGGGTTAGCTGCTGCTGCATTGCCTGTTAAGTGGTCGTAACTTCTGACTCTAAAAGCTGCTTCGTAAGGAGCAACTAAAAGTCCTGTATTGATAGTTGTTTCATCTCCGTATTTTTCTAAACCTACTACAGTCCCAACATTAGCCCCTATATTTAAAAGAACGTAAGTTATAACAGCGGAAGTTGTTCCTAATGCTTGATTGCTATTTTCTTGAACTGTAGCTAGTCTTATTCTTAACTTACCGCCTGTAAGCGTTATAGTATGAGAAGTAAGCCCTGCTGAACTTATTTCTGAAGCCTCAGTTCCGTCTCCCGAGTCTAAAAACAATGAATCTCCTGAGTGGCTTGCTAAGTGAACCTGAATTGTTATAGGAGTGGTTGTGTCTGTAATTTCTTGATTTAATACAATGTAAGGAGGTTCAACACCTGCAGAAGTAGCGTTATAGTAAAATTGTATTTCATTATTACCTGAAGTTCCTTGGCTTATGTATGCGTTTTCAGCAGTTTTAAATTCAATAGAAGATACGAGTACTACTGAGTTTAATAAAGTAGTTCCCGTTATTGAATCGGCAAATATGTGCATATCGGTAGAGCCTATTATAAAGCTTCCGCTTATTAAGTTTTCAGCATTTGTTTGATTTCTCTCTGCGTCTACAGCAAAATCATTTTTAGGATTTACTCTAAAAGACTCTTCTTCGTTAAATTTAGAATTACCGTTAGTGTCGAAGAAATTTATTGTTTGCTGTTTAGATAGAACAGGCTCTTGAAGATTGTCTGAAGTGCTTTCTATTTCATCTGCAACAACTTGAGAGCCATTGTAATAGTGGTATTTATTAATAAATGTATCGTTAGAAAAGTCAGTTGAAGTTATGATAATATCTTTGTTTGAGCGTACAGCTCCTTCTCCAAGATATTGAACAAAAGATGGAGAACTCAGAAGATTATGATTCCCATTAAGCTTTATTATAGGAGCTGTATCACTATAAAGTCCTGCTGCCGCTCTTAGCTTTATGTATCCTAATCTAAGTATATCTTCCTCTTGTGAGCCTTGTATTTTTATTATTATTTTAAAAGGAGTAATTGTTTCTTGTAGAGGGGTCGTAAAAAATCCGTGTCTAGCACCCGTAAGGCTACTTAACCCTGCATTAGTAGTTACTAATTCATTATACTGTAACTCCTCGTTAGTTACACGTATAATAAATGGGCAATTAGACTCAAGTATATATACCCCTAAATTAAATTCACTACCTGCTCTAAGGTTTAATCTAGTCTCAGCTTGAGTGCTGTAAAGCCCTTCTGAACCATTACCTCTTAATACAACTTGAGCTTGACCCGAAGTCGTGCTTGACGCTAAGCTAGTATAGTCAATATTATTAGGATATGGATTCCAAAAAGTGTGACTATTAACTGCAGGCTCAACAGCTACAGATACAGCGTTTGAATTTACGGAGTCTGTGTGACCCCCACTTAAAGACGAGGTATTGTTTAGTCTTACTCCATTGTCAGCAGGCGCACTTCCTTGAAAGCCTATAACAAATGATACCCTTTTACCTATGTCTGATGTAGAAAATATATTTTCAAGAGTAAGAGCTATAGGTTGTCCAACTCTAGTGTGACCACCATAACTTAAAGATTGAGGTATTTCAGGAATCTTATGACTAACAAAAAAATCTTGATTATACCCTTCCCATAAGTGCATATGACCTTGATTAAAAGAGTATTCGCTTGAAAATGCTATCAAGCTAGCGTCTTGAGACTTAAGCCTAATCAAATCCCCATCAGTAACATTTTTAACGCTACTAATCTGTTCTGCAACTGCAGATTGATTTGTAGTCCTATAAGAACCAAATTCATACATTAAATTAGTGTTCTGAGTATAAGGTAAAAGAGTTACATCTCCACCTCCGCTAATATTATTTACAGCAGCAGGTATCCCTGAAAGATTATCAGTAGTACCTATTCTTTCAGCGTGAGTATTGCCGCCACCTAAGTGGCTCATAAGGTTTAAACTAGGAATGATAGCTCCATTATCCCCGTTGTAATAAGAATACCCATTAGTTGTGTCATCTTCAGATAACTGATTACCTGCAGCGTTTAATCCTGAGTTTGCTATAGAAGCATTGTAAACAGTCCAACCAACAGGCTCGTAAAAAGAATGATGAGCTGAAGGGTATAAACTATCTGTATCGTTATTAAATCCTTCATCAAACCCATTAGCAAATATATCAAGAAGAGCATTCGCTTCAAAATCAGGGATAGGAGAATATCCTTGTACAGACCAAAATGAAGGAACTTTTTGATTTGAATAATCGTTGTATAAAAAAAAGTTAGAGTTCGTTAGAGTAATCTCTTCAAATATAGAGAATACACCACTTTCAGGAGCTAAAGGGTTCTGAACTATTATTTCAAATATATTGTTATCCATATTAGTAATTTATTGTATGTGATTCTTTAATAAAGGATAGTTCGAAGATAGAAGGCTTCCCATCTCCACTAGATATAACCATGTCGCTTTGAATAACTGATACAGCAACAAAAGAGTTATCTTCGTATATAAATACCTTACTACTTCTTTGTATTTCAGATAAGAACTCTAATGTTTCTTCGTTCGCTAAAGTTCTACAAGTATTAACTTCTAACGTAGAACCCCTAGACACACCTCTGTTGTTTTTATTTCTAGAAGTATGTCTTGTGTATGATGATTTTGATTTAGCAAAAGTTGTAGCTACTTGTTGATGAGATACACTAGTAAACCCTTCAAAAAGATAGAAATCTAAAACTCCGAAATCATTGTAAAAATATATAAGAGCTGAATCAATCGGAACTGAACCGAAATTTTGATTAATAACATTAAGCCCTCTCTCTACTATTTCAAAGTTCAACCTAACACCTGTAGCGTCAGTAGTTTTTAAGGCTACAGAAAACCTCCCGCTTTTCAACCCTGGTTCAGTTCCTGCATTTAATAACCCAAAAAGATTTTCGTCTATAGACATGTTAGATATTAATATGTCTGTAGTATCATTTGTATATATAGTGTGAACACTTTCGTTAGCTACAGCAACTCCTGAATCGTTAGTATAGTCTACAACTAAAACAATTTCATTCGCTGTAGCTCCTTGAGTTAAAGCCTGAATTAACAATGGTGCTTTGCGAGGAATCTTTCTTATTGTTGATGAAGGACAGTTTGTTAGAGGTCTTCTAAACAAACCATTTACACTTGATGTTATTAAAGCGTTACTAATCCATCCTGCTTTTGGTATAAATCCTGATGCGGCATATAAATTTGAAAACTTGTTTGCTATAATTAATTCATCTTTAGCGTATGCGTTTATAGTTGTAATTTCGTGAGATGTTATGTGATTGCTAAGGTCAAGCGTTAAAACACCTGTATCCGCATCTTTAAAGTAAGAACGCCCAAGAACTCGTACCTTCATTACAATCCCCGTACTTAAACCGTAAACAGGCGCTGCCGTTTGCAGCGAACCGTCAATTACATCTTCAAATACTTTAATTTCATCATAGATATAAGCCGAAGCAAACGAAGAAACATCGAAGGTAAAAGTAGGGTTAGTAGATGATGAGTCAAAATCTCTAGATTGAACTATAGGAGTGCCTAACCTAGACCAAGAAAATGTAGCGCCTTCATCAAAAGTAGCGTAACCTTCTACTGTACATTCAACTGAATAAGGAATGTCTGTTCCTGAATCTTTTCCAAATTGAAAAAAAATAGGTCTTTTAGTTGACTGAAGCCCTAATCCTGCAACAGATTGATTTGTTAATACTATATTATGAGCCATTTTTTTATTATTTTAATGTATTTAAAGTTGATTTCTGAAAGGCGTGAAACAAGTCTTTCCGAACGCTTGACTTTAATCTTTGCATTTCTTTAGCTAAAATTACGTCAGCCCAACCTACTTTATATTTGTTCACGCTAGCAAACCCGTTTTTCTTTATACTTATAGCAATTATTAAAGCTAATTGCCTTCTAGTTCTAATTTTTGCTTTTGTTTTAGACCTATCTATCTTTATTCCTTTAGCATCCATCCAAGCAAGTATTGCGTCTATGTTTGGAAGTGAAGTAGGTTTTATGTTTCTATTTAGTATATTACCGTAGCTTAACATTAATGTTTGAAGAGATAGTCCTACTTTAGTTTCAACAACCCTAGTCTTAATACTTCTCCTTAAGCTACCTGTAGCTACGTGCCCTCTAGCATCTAAACCCTCCTGAAGCTTCAAGCTTAATCTACCCCCATAGGCGGCTAAGCTTTTTTTAAGATTACTTAAACCTTTACTCATCCTATAAATTATTAAGAGCAAGCATTACACTAAACACGTCTTGTTGTGATAAAGCTTCTCTATATAGAGCTACATTGCTAACCTCTGCAATTAATCCTGAGTTGTTATCAGTTCCGTCTTGCCTCGCTCCAAGCCTAAAAGTCTTTGAGCCCGAAGATATATACTCCTGCTCTATTTCTCGGGATTGTATAACATAAAGTTCGTTTTGCCAATAGACTCTAATCTTACCTTCAGATGATTCGTGAACTAGGGCTATAGTTTTAGGATTACCTAAAGTTCCGTAAGGCTTAACATTTGACGTATTAACAATATAAGAACCTACACTTGTTCTAGGATTGTTACCTAAACCCATGTCTTGTACTATATCTAAATACATAGTGCCTTCAGACTGTCCAAAGTTTTGAATTTTTAGAATTAAGTTATCCAAGTCATTATTCCCTTTTATATTAAATATAGTTGAATATCCCGAGGGGCTAGGCTCTTCAGGAGTTTGCAATGTTACGAATACTGTAAAGTCTGCGTTATTCAAGGTAAAAAAAATATTTGATAAGGACTCCGAAGAGCTAGTATCAGTAGGCGCAGAAAAATCTATAGTATTTCTTGTTGTAAGAGTTGGTACTTGGTCTGTTTCTTCACTTGCTAAAGCAAAAGTTCCGCCTGTATTATTAATTAAAGGCAACCAAGACATATAACCATCCGTTGTTGTAACTCCAAATACTGAAGTGTGAAACGACCATAAGTTATTTGTATAAGGTAGAGTAGATAAAGCAGGCGTTGTTCCTGCGAAAGCTAGTTTAGATGGGGCTAATAAAGTAAAATTAACCTTAATTCCAATACTCATATCAGAGCCAAATCTAGACACTCTTTCTATATCAAAAGACTCTCCATCTATAACGTACTGCCCGTTTCTTTGAGCAGCTAAAAATCCGATAAAATTGTTGAACAAAGATAAAGACTCGTCATACAATGAAGCAGGGTTATAATCAACTTCTCGCAATGATTTTTTTATTAAAATAAAACAAGTTAAGTCGTACTCCTCTCTAGCCCTATTTATGTCCGATATTTTTGAAGAAGGTGGCTCTACAACGCACAAAGGATATGAAATGTTTTTTAATCCATTTATCTCACTTTCTGTAATTAAGTGAAACGATTTTGAAGTCGAAGCTAAATACCAAGATGAAGCAAAGTCAGTAGCTAGGTTTTGTATATTCTTAAAACTCATAATTTATTTTTTATATCTAATATCATTTATTTCAGAGTCGTAATTAGCCTTGAGCGCAAGATACGATAAATATCTGAATACTTCCCCCGTATTTGTATATAAAACACTATTAATCGGAGTTTTATCAGGTTGGTTAAATATACCACACTCTGCCAATTCGTATAGCGTTTTAATCCAACCAAGCCCAGCAAAAGCCTTTTCGTAAGCGGCAATTTCTTTAGCTGAGCCGCTGCTTCGTATTGAAGGTATGCTAGACTGTATACTTGACACTTCTTGGACAAAAAAAAAGCGAAGTCAAAGCCTACTGACATAGGTAACTCTTCAAATTTTTCAGCTAACAAATCTCTTTCCTCAGTATCCCACTCTTCTCCGTAATCCACTATGTGTGCGGCTTGATGAGCTAAATATATTACAGAGTTTTTATCTGTATACTTAGAAACCATCTCCGCCTGCAAGGATTCTATATACTGCCCAAACTTAGTATTAATTGGCAATAATTCAGGTAGATTATATTTCCTGCCTTGAAACTCAAAAGACTTTAATTTTTTAGGCTTATACTTTTCTCTTAAGAAAAATAACTTATCAACGTAACTCAAAGCTACAGCGTAATCTAAAGCGGAAGTATCTTCTTCGCTTAAGCCTGTAAAACTTTTGACTATTTCGAAGTTTAACTCTAATTCTTTGGTTAATATCCTCCTACTATAATCCTCATCAGACTCTTCTTCTATAGGCTCTGTTGCTTCTTGAAAATCAACCAACGCTTTATTGTAAGCTGAAAATTGTCGTAAGTTTACGTCATCCCAAGATTCAGGTAATTTCAAGCCATTTAATTCCGTCATAATTTGTTTATCTAAATGCTGTTATTCGTTTTCCTTTACTATATAAATCTAATGCTATCTGCAAGCAGTCTACCATATCATCGTGCCTTGCGTTAGGGAACTGTGCGCATTGGCTTACAAAATTATCCACCCACATACCATCCAACAGGTTGACTCTACCTCCCTCAATTATATTTACTACGTCAGAAATTCTAGCCACTTTATCTTTAGAAGGGGACTTAGATTCAATAACGGTAAGTCTAGTGTTTCGCCTTAAAGTTTGGACTATTGATTTCCCACTAGCTTTAGGTTCTACGTATATCTTTGAAGTTCTTGAGTACCCATTTCTTAAGCAAAAAGTTTGTATATACTTAACTAATTCAGGGAACTCTAAATACTTTTCCTCTACACATCTGATGTAATATTCGTTTTCGTATAAAGCGTAAGCTAATAAAGCCGAAGGGTCGTTATTTTCTTTTGAAGTGTAAGCGGGGTCTACAACAAAATTCCAATTCATAAAGATTTCATCACTAAAGCTTTTGTGTATATTAAACCACTCTTTCTTTATTATCCCTCCGTCAGCAGGCGCAGGTTGTTGTTGAAGTTGTCCTGCGTATTCGTAGCTTCCTAATTGGTATTTATAGTCTTGCAATATTTTTCTAGAGAATCTAGTATCCCAAAACAAGTCGTTTTTATAGAATTTAAGGAGTCCTTTAGGACTCAAAATTTTTGAAGACTCCGCAGGTATGCAAATATGTTTGTAACCATCAGGGTTGTTACGCAAAAGGTATCCACTTAAATCATCTTCATGTAGCCTTTGCATAATTATTATCCTAACGCCCGTTCTAGGGTTGTCTAAACGACTATAAAGAGTTGTGTTATACCAATCATTAGCGTGAGTCCTTTCAGCCTGTGAGGCAGCTTGTTTTGGGCTTATAGGGTCATCCACTATTATAATAGATGCTCCTGCCCCTGTTACAGTCCCTCCAACCGAAGTTGCTCTACGATTTCCTGTGTGGTCATTAACGTAATGATGTTTAGTGTTCTGGTCAGGCTTTATAACAAATAAATCCCCCCAATTATCTTGAAACCACTTACTTTGTATAACATCTCTAGACTTTGCACTATGCTCAACACTTAATGAAGCAGAATAGGATGCTGTTATGAATCTAAGCTTTGGGTCTCTTATCCAACACCAAACAGGAAATAATATCGTACACATAAGAGATTTAGATGCACGAAAAGGGACATTTATGATTAAGTCTTCTGTTTTAGGTTTATCGGCTATAATTCTTTCAGCCTCCTTCTGTAGAAGTTGGCAAACATATTGATGATGCCAATTAATATCTAACTGAACAGCAGGCTCAACAACTTTAAATGCCTCCTTAAAAAATTCAAAGTAAGACATTTCACAGAGCTTTCTCCTTAGAGCCTCTGCCATTTCTTTAGTTGTAGCTTCGTTCAAGTGATTCATTTTTAAACTATGCTTGTATTACAAATCTTTCTCTACTAGCAATGTGTTCTATCGTTAAAGTCCCTCTAGCTCCACTTCTTCCTGCTCTGTAAGTAAATTTAAAAGGGGCTATTTTAGCAACTTCAGTAGCACTATTAGTTATGCTTGAAGACTGAGAAGAGCTAATTCCGTTTTTAGCTGTGTTAGCTGCAATAGCTGAAGCCTGAGCAGGAGATAAAGCTGCTTTATTCTCGTTTATAGCTGATAAATCACAAAGGGCGTTTATATCATCTCTTAAATCTTCTACAACATCTTCTAGCTCAGGCTCTCTCCCTTGCTTGTTGTTATCTTCAATTAAAGGTGGTCTAGTGCCTATTACTTTTGCGTATTTAGTGTCTGTATTTTTTTCTCTTCTTGCTACTGCCATTTTATAAATCTTCAAAGTTTATATCCTCAACACTTTCTGAGCCTTCGCCTAATAATTTTTTTAGGTCAGCCGTTGTAGTGTCTTCAGTTAAATTAATTTCTATTTTATGTGTCTTCTCTTCGTTTATCTGAGCCGCTAACAGCTTAGGTGTAACGTAAGGAAGTAGTTTTACTATGCAATCTATGTAATCTTTAGCACTCTTCTCTCTAACCTCTTCTAAAGCTTTCTTTATTTCTATAGTACTGCCCTTTAATGCAAACGCTATAGTTTCTCTAGTGATTTTAGTTAGCTTATTAGGCTCTCCCTTTTTTCTCCCGTTAGGATTTGCGCTTACCCCTGCCTTAAATTTGGTTGATTTAGCCATTAATATCCTTTTTTCTTCTTTACTTTAGGTTTAGTGTGCCCCCAACCCTTTGCTTTAAGGGCTAAGTGTTCTTTATTAGTCTTAGCCGTTTTTACTTGACCTGACTTGCTATACATTTTGTGTGGTTTGAATGCCATAACTATTTTTTACCTCGATTTCTAGCTCTATTTTTAGATGCTTTTTCTTTAACTAACTTACCTTTTTTAGTGTGAGACATATCCATTCCGTCTTTATTACCATAAGTTCCTGCCTTTCTGTTTGCAGCGTTTAGTTCTGCTCTATATTTCTTGGCTTTAGAAGTTTTATTGTATTTTTTTTGGTAGTCAGCTTTTTTCTTTTTAGCCTTTGGATTTTCAGCGTAGTACTTAGCACTCTTGCTTTTTCCTGTACTTTTGCCTGCTAATGTATTTCTTGCCATAATATTACCTTTATTGGCAAATGTAAGAAAAAAAATTGTAAAATCCTTGACTTTACGGAAATAAAAGTATAACTTCGCTCGAAGTATTCGCTGAGTCTTTACGAAGCTATCTAAAAACAAGGGCGCACTGTATTCTTTTTACGAATCAACCTTGACTATACCCCCTTATTATTTTTGAGCATACCCCTTAACCCTTACCTCAACACTATGGGAGAGTTCACAATTTATGTGTTGTGTATAATAATAGCACCCAACATATTGACGGTTCTATATATATAACTAGCTGAGTATGTAGGAGTGGTCGTATATAGGTATCTACATGCTTAAGTGTTTAGGTAGTTAAGTATCGTGTTAGTTGATAGTGAAGATACAACTGTTAGCTTGCTCCTGTAATTTATTGCAATCTTTTGTACATTTCCTTGCGTAGTTTGTTCAAAAACCTTACCTTTATCAAAGATAAAAAGGAGATAAACTATTTCCACATCTAACAAACTAAATATGTAGTTATGATTAAGTTAAAATTTGAAGACGAAATTAAAAGAGTAAAAGAAGTAAAAAACTTTTCTGAGATGTTCGCAATACTTATAGAGATTGAGAACAAAAGATACTCAATAGAAAACTATTCTTATGAGTTATGGAATGAAATAAAAACAGACGCTATAGGCTTATTTAACAATGAGTTTGAATTGTTTTTTAATACAGATTTGAATACAAAAGCAGACTTAATAAATTTCTTTTACTTAAGTTTAAAACTAGAACCAAACAAAATAAAAAGCTAAGCCATGACACAGACACATTTAATTGTATTAATATCTTCAACGATATTTTCAATAGGTAGCTTTTCACTACTATGTTATTTTAGTGAAGCATTTAAAAAATAAACCAAACAAAAACAAACCAAACAAAAACAAACAAAA